CAAATGCTATCATGGATGCCTTAGATGAAGGCTTTGCCCCTGATGAAATTGCTGTGCTTGTTTCATGGAGCGGCAATGATCGTAAGACTTGGTACATAACTAACAAAGATTATATTAACGATATCAAGGAGCATTGGAGTACAAGCGGCGGAGATTCTTGGCATGTACAATTTTGTGATCTTAATAATAGTAAAGATGGTGTCGAAATATTGCCGTTTGATAATGAACACGGTAAATATCATGTACAATATAATCCTAATGGCGGCTGGTATCATTCTGCGTGGCAACACAGAGAACCAAAATTTATTAATGATTATATAATGCTCACTGAACCTGTCACAGACAGAAAATACGACAAACATAATATAAATTCGTTGCATGTATCATTAGAAAACATGATTATGTTACAAAATCTATGTAAAGTGCAAGGCATTACATTCTATCAACAATACTATATGGATCACACATATAAAGACATTGATGCTAACAAAGACCATGAGATTATTAACTATCTTTATCGACAACTAGATAATGACAATCGAGTCTTCCCAGCAATACATGAACATGTCAAGCCTCTAGGACTAACTATGTCAGATGTAGATGTACATCCTAATGCAGAAGGACATCAAGTATACTTTAACGATATACTAAAGCCTTTCTTAGACACAAAAAACTTTTTTGACTAAATACTCTTATGAAACTATTTGAAATGTTTGACGCCGCAGTAGATGGTTACCAAGAAGTTGGAGATGACAACTCTAAGCCTGTATGGAGAACCTCAAGAAAAACTAAACTAACTTTAAGTCAGATTAGAAAACTGCGTAAAATGCTTGACGTAAGAAATTATGAAAAGGCTAAACACTTGATAAAAGTCAGAAAACAATACGGTGCCAAAGACGAAGAAGGCGCCGGTCCTTCACTTTAAAAACCACTTCAAAAGGCAATGGTTTTATAGTATATTTGCCTAAAAATCACAAAAACGCAAAAAAGTAGCACTTAAATAGCCCTTTCGGGAACTACGCACTAAATATCTTCACATAAAGCCATTTATAAACATCAGGAGAAACTAATGGAAAACAAGAAATTCGACACACTGATCGATCTCATTATCAATGAGAATGAAGAACAAGCAAAAGACCTTTTCCACGACATCGTTGTAGAAAAGTCCAGAGAAATTTACGAAACAATCATGGCAGAAGAAATGATGGATGATGACCTTGAAGAAGGTATGGGCGGACAAGTTGGCGACCTAGCTGACGAAATCACCGCTGAAGAATCCGGCATATCTGAAGAAGAAGACGAGCAAATTGATATCGATTCTGAAGAAATCTTTGATATTGATGGCGCCGACGAAAGCGAAGCTGGTGACGAAGTAGAAGATGCTGTTATCAGAATCGAAGACAAACTTGATGACTTAATGGCAGAATTTGAAGAAATCATGGGTAAAGAAGATGATTTAGAAGATGAAATGGGCGATATGGGTGCTGACATTGAAGGCGACATTGACGACCAAGAAGTAGACGTTGACGTAAATGTTGACGATGAAGAACTAGTTGCTGAAGCAATTACACTTCAAAAAATTACACCACAAATGGGTGACGCAGGTTCACAAACTAGAAGCCCAGTAGATGCTAACTCAGGTCAAAAAGGAATGGATGCACATCCAGTAGACTTTGACAAAGGTAATGCAGGAGAACAAGGACGTCCGGCTCCTAAAGCTAAAGACATTGATGGCTCTTCTAGCTTCCAGAATCAGCCAGGCAAAAATGCTAAACCATTAAGCGCCGCTCCTAAGCCAGTCACAGCACAGGCTTCAGGTGTTAATACTAAATCTGTAATAGACTAGGAACTGATATAAATGGCTTTGTATCTTAAAGAACACTTATCGTTCGATCATGCCGAAATCATGGTCGAATCCGTTAAGGAAGGTGATACAGATTTAAAGACCCTTTTTATGAAGGGCATCTTTATTCAAGGTGGGGTTAAAAACGCAAATGAGCGAGTTTACCCTATTAATGAAATAGAGACAGCCGTAGAAACACTCAACACACAAATACAAGAAGGTAATTCTGTATTAGGTGAAGTTGATCATCCAGATGATTTAAAAATCAACTTAGATCGTGTGTCACACATGATCACTAAGATGTGGATGGACGGGCCGAATGGCTACGGCAAATTAAAGATTTTACCAACTCCAATGGGTCAGTTAGTTCAGACCATGTTAGAGTCAGGGGTGAAACTCGGTGTATCTAGTAGAGGTAGCGGCAACGTTAACGATATTGATGGCCGAGTCAGTGATTTCGAAATAATCACTGTAGATATTGTTGCTCAACCAAGTGCACCAAATGCTTATCCTAAAGCGATATACGAGGGCCTCATGAATATGAAGCACGGACATAAAGTTTTAGAAGTAGCACGAGAAGCACGAGGCAACAAGAAAGTAGAACGGTATTTGAAAGACGAGATTAATCGTCTGATCAAAGACTTAAAAATATAATAGAGGGGAACAAGCATGATAGATGCTATTAAACCATTAATCGATTCTGGACTCATCAATGAGGATGTCGCAAGTGAATTAAACCTTACTTGGGAAACCAAATTAACTGAAGCTAAGGATCAAGTTCGTGGAGAACTCAGAAATGAATTCGCACAACGATACGAACATGACAGAAATGTGATGGTAGAAGCCCTTGATAAGATGGTGACTGAATCTTTGTCAGAGGAAATTAAAGAATTCCATGACGAGAAGAAAGCTATTAACGAAGACCGCGTAAAAGCGAAATTGAAACTTAAAGAAAGTGCAACGAAATTTAATGACTTCATGGTAACTAAGTTAGCAGAAGAAATTAAAGAACTACGTACTGATCGTAAGGTTCAGTTAGAAAACCAAGATAAACTTCAAAAGTTTATCGTTCATGCATTGGCTAAAGAGATCAAAGAATTTGCTCAGGATAGACAAGCAGTGGTTGAACAACGTGTCAAGTTAGTTGCAGAAGGACGTACACAACTCGAAAAACTCAAAGCGAAATTCGTTTCCGAGAGTGCTAAGAGAATCAACGTTGCAGTTACATCGAATCTTAAAGGTGAATTATCACAACTAAAAGAAGATATTAAATCCGCTAGGGAAAATAACTTCGGCAGAAAGATTTTTGAATCATTTGCAGGTGAATTCAGCACAACTTATCTTAACGATAAGGCTGAAACTCGCAAGTTAGTTCAATCATTAGAAGCTAAAGACAAAAAACTAGAAGAGTCAATAGTAAGTCTTGCGAAAGCAAAACAAATTATTGATTCAAAAGAACGTGAAGTAAACATTATTAAAGAATCAACTCAGCGTGAAAAGGCATTAGATAACTTGTTATCGTCTTTAAACAAAGATAAGGCTCAAGTAATGCGATCTTTATTAGAAAGTGTTCAGACGCCTAGGCTGAAGAACGCATTTGATAAGTATTTACCAGCAGTATTGAATGAAGGAAGTAAAAAGAAATCTGAAAAGGCATCTTTAACTGAATCTCGTACAATCATCGAAACTGGTAATAAATCTGCCAAACAAGAACGAGAAGCGAAGGAAGATTACGATGCTGATTCTAGCAACGTAATTGATCTCAAGCGTCTGGCAGGGCTTTAATTAAAACTCGACATTGATTAGGAGAAATAAACCATGTCAAAAGTACTCTTAGAAAGCCGTTGGGGCGAAACCAAAGAAGCTCTGTTAGAAGGCTTAAAAGGCACTCGCCGCTCAACAATGGGTGTTGTCCTTGAAAACACTCGCAAAGGTCTCTTAAATGAGAATGCTACCGCAGGTAGTACCGGTGCAGGAAATATAGCAACACTTAACCGTGTAATCTTACCAGTAATCAGAAGGGTTATGCCTACTGTTATTGCTAACGAACTAGTCGGCGTTCAGCCAATGACTGGTCCTGTTGGACAGATTCACACATTACGTGTTCGTTACGCTCAGTCATTGACTGACAACTCGGCAGCCGCTACTTCGGTAACAGCTGGTGAAGAAGCATTATCACCGTTCAAAATTGCTCAGGCGTACTCACGTACTGCTCAAGGCACAGGAACATCCGCTTCATATACTGGTGCTAACACAGCAGTATTAGAAGGAAACGGCGGTAAACAAATCAGTGTGCAAATCTTAAGACAAGCTGTTGAAGCGAAGTCACGTAAGTTACAAGCACGTTGGACATTCGAAGCCGCTCAGGACGCACAGTCTCAGCACGGCATCGATGTTGAAGCAGAAATAATGGCTGCTTTGGCACAAGAAATCACTGCTGAAATCGATCAGGAGATTTTACTATCTCTTAGAACGTTAGCGGCAACTGAATTCACATATAACCAGGCAGCCGTATCAGGTACTGCTACTTACGTTGGTGATGAACATGCGGCATTAGCTGTATTAATCAACAGAGTTGCAAACTTGATCGCTCAAAGAACACGTAGAGGCGCAGGTAACTGGGCTGTTGTGAGTTCTGCGGCACTGACTGTATTACAATCTGCTACTACATCAGCATTTGCTCGTACAACTGAAGGAACTTTTGAAGCTCCTACTAACACTAAGTTTGTTGGTACGTTGAACGGCGCTATGCGTGTTTTCGTTGACTCTTATGCACCTGATACTCAAGCAGTATTAGTTGGATACAAAGGTTCATCTGAAACTGATGCGGCAGCCTTCTATTGCCCATATATTCCATTAATGAGCAGTGGAGTTGTACTAGATCCAGCTACATTCGAGCCAGTCGTATCATTTATGACTCGTTACGGATACATCGAACTAACTAACACTGCATCATCTTTTGGTAATGCGGCTGATTATTTAGGTGAGATTGCGGTTCAAAACTTAACTTTCCAGTAAGCCGATTATTATATAATCAACTTATTGTTATAAGTTTTAAAGCCTCTTTTATTAGAGGCTTTTTTTTGGGTACAAAAAGACTTGACAAATTATTTTTGAGGTAGTATACTGTAGTAAATACGAATATAGTTATGGAGTACATTTATGAGTAAAAGAATATTTAGAATTGAAGCCGGCAGATATGGTGGCGAAACAGTTATCGGCGAAGTTGATGCAGAATTTGTTGATTATTTTCTTGCTATTGACAAATCTGAAAGACAAGAGGCTATTATAGAACATGTCACTAGTTATGATTGGGACGATGGTCAACCAGACGCAGACGCACCTATCCCTAAAGAAGATTACTACATGTGGGAATGCGATGACATAGAACACATTAATTCCGCATATGCTGACAGTGGTTTCTTTGTAACAGAAGTAACAAATGAAGAAGGTAAATATGATTACTCTGAAATTGAAACTCCTTTAGAAGCAGTTCAACAACTTTATGGTAGAGAAGCATACTCAATGGGTACATTGCCTGATGATGAAGATATCCAAGACGATGATAACTATGTTCCTACTTTAGCATTTCATAGCGGAGAGAAAGGCGGATTCGGTTGTTGGTTTGTAGAAACAGACGGAGAACCATTTGACAAATATAAGTTTACTTATGGAATTGTTGAAACTGATATGGGAGAGTTTATTGATTCTGTGTGGTATGATAAAAAAGAATTAGAAACAGACTATGACTATAACGACACTACAGGCAAAGGCTATTATGCTGGTGTAGGTTATATGAACACTAAATGGCATGATAAAGGCGAAAAGTACATAGAAGGCTGTAAATCCCTTGAAATGTATTGGGAAGACTTTGACGATACTGTCGAATACGAAAAGAAAGAAGCATCGACAACAGTCCCGTTAGATATCTCAGTTGACGAAATTGTAGGAGAAGTTGGTACGATTGACAATCCGGGATTTGAAGTTGATCCTGATGTTATTCCTCTTGAAAAACCTCCAGTTGTATCAGAAGATGAAGCAGATACATACAAAGATTTTCAACAATCAATGGTTGATCTCAATGCAGATGGCAATGAGGATTTGGGAGAAGATGGCGAGAACATAAAACTTGTCTAAAAAAATCAGAGTCAAACCTGAAGAATGTAATTTAGATACTGATAATTTAGTTATTATATGGTATCATAATTACTCTGGTGGAAAATTTATGGCTAATTGTTTAGGCTTAAACGATAATGCACTATTTCAGGACAAACAATTAGCAGAAGCACAAATTGCTGGCGAGTTTTCAGTCGAAGATAAATTGGACTACTTGCTTGGCCAGATACAATTAAATCGAAAAGGTATTGTTTGGAATGATCTAAATCTCACCGATAAATCATTCTTTGGCTTTGAAAAAAGAGACTACATTGACCCATGGAGAGGAATCTCATTTCATTCTTATGTAAAAGATGTAACAGAAAGCGATTATAAGTTCTTTATAGCATCTCATTTTATGCCAGAAGTATTAGAAATCGTAAAGATTTGGAAGAATGCTAAAATTATATTGTTTACTGACGTAGAAGAGTTTGTTACAAAAAGAACAGAAGATGATCCATTTCTTAGAACTTATCTAAAAGCATTAGAGCATCATCCTGCTGAACTAGAAGAAATGTCAAAACTAGACAATATCATTTATAAATTTGATGTGCGTAAATATGAATCCGAAACAGAAACATTAGATGCAGTCAAAGAACTCTATGAAATACTAGACTTGCCAGGATACAATAGAGAATATCTAGCCAAGTATTGGAATCATTGGGCTAATAAGATAGACGAAATCGCTAACTAATTCTTATATCTGAATCTACTGGAAGATTAATAATCGATTTTTTAACTTTTCTTGTTTTTTTGTTGTAAAGCCTAGCACAATTAGCACACATTGTTTTTAAATTATTCTTGCTTTTATTAAGAGCATTGCCGTCCTTGTACACTAAATCTAGTTGTACTTTATCTTGCGGAACAAAATCACACTCTTCACATTGCATTTTTTTATGTTGTATGTGTTTGAATCTTTTGTTGTACATAGCCTTAGCACAGTCTACACAGTATTTGTGCCACTTTTGAAACCCATGTTTACTCTTTCCATTGGGTTTTGACAATGTAAATTTGCAATAAGAACATAGAGGCCTACTGGGTTGTATCGTAATCATATATGTATTTATAAAAAAGCACTCCTTAGTGCTTTTTCTAGCATCAAAAGCAATTGTATTATCATAAATACAAAGACAACAATGGAACCTTATAGATATGGCCGCAGAAAAATTTAATTCCTTGGGAGGATTCTCCGTCAACTGGCCTGCAGTTGATGTAGTAGATTCCACTGGAAACGTCACAACAAACCATAATTTCCCTACAGGAAATGTATCATCTAATACCGTCTTCGCAAACTACTATTACTATGGAAACGGAGAGCCTTTTGCTAGTGAGCCAGCTGGTTCAAACACCCAAATACAGTACAATAACAACGGACAATTGGGAGCAAGTGCCGCTTTAACGTTTAATGCTTCAACAGGAGCAACAACAGCAACTAATATAGTAGCATCGGTTAGTGCTAATCTAGGTGATGTCGGCAATGTAACTATTACAGGTGGTACAAACGGCTATGTCTTACAAACAGACGGTTCAGGAGTTTTGTCATGGACTGCACAATCTGGCGGTAGCGGCAACGGCTCGCCAGGTGGAGCAAACACTCAAGTCCAGTTTAATAATGCAGGAGCATTTGGTGGAGACGCAGGCTTTATATACGATATTAGTACTGATAAATTAACAGCAATTCATATTGCTGGTGAAGGTGGAAATG